TTACCTAATTTCCTGAGTTTCGAGGTAATCTTTCAACACCGTAAAAGTGAAAGCAGATTTGCTTATGCAATGATCAGTTGCCAAAGACCACGCATGGAGTACCCCAGGAACCTGAGCTGGACACTTGGCAGATGCATAATGGAAGCAAATATATTTGATTAATTGGTTGCTGATTTTATCCTGACGAAAGTGGGCATAGCAGCGGCTTCCTGAATAATCGAATACCCAACTGTCACTTGTTGAGCTGATATATTTGTCATCAAAATGATCTGCCGATTTAAGATAAATACTAACTGGTATATTAACCTTTAAAATACTCTCAACAAATACAGGTGTGTAAATGTTGCTGTTCGACGCATTTAACTGTTTATTGATTCGACTCATATGCACTCCATTCATCGCATACATGGGAAAAGGTTGATTTCAGGGCTTCGTTATCAATCACAATTCGCTGAAGATTGGCCGTATTAGCCTGCTGAGATAGAAATCTTTTAGCGTAAAGATCAGGCATATGGCTATTGTGACTCCAACCGCCAAGTAGCCGTAATTCATCCTTGGCTTCATCCATCAATCCAACGATAGAAAAGTCTATGGCTGCCAAGTGTGAGTTGGCCTTAATTTTTTGAAGTTTATCACGATAAATACGTTGAAGTGTTAAATAAGCCCAAGTATGCCGCGTTATATGAGGCGAGATGCTTTCAATGGCATCATAATATTCATCTTTTTTATATTCAGGATACTGCACACTCATAATGTCATCAATACGGGTAAAGATATCATAGACTGCATGGTATGACAGTGGCGGATGTAGTCTTTGGGTGGAAGTGAACAGAAAACTATGGGAGGCTTGAGGGCGGATTTTATGGATATATATATTTAGAAAATGAAAGTCCAGTTTATCTAATGCCAGCACCCGGTTTGCATAAACATTTTTTAATGAAGGCAATCTTTTTCGTTGATCCGAAACGTCGTCATCTACTGTGGTCACAATCAGGCTGAACTGATCCCCTCGGAGATTTGGTTTGATCGAATGACACTCCAAAAGCAGTAATTCACTGACACGCAATCCGTAATTTAAAAGCAATCTGCAAATCAGAAAATTACGTAGCTGGATTTCACCAGCGGGGAAGGGATTGAGTGGGTTTTTCTTTGAAATTGAACCGGGTGTAATGATTTGGTAAAAAGCCATGACCATCTCAGCAGTCAGACTTCGAAAGCGTTTATGGGTCGTGCCATTGTTCATCTGACGAGAATGGGTAAGAGTACGGAATTCTGCCTTATGTATCGATAAACGTCCCGTTAACTGCGTGGCAAGTCGTGTAAGCTCTTTAGGCGTGCCATCTATATATCTCGGCGAGATATACGTGTTAATCAAATATCTGATAAAACGAATAACCGAATGTACATGCCTGATATTTGTACAACGTTGAGGCGTGGTCTGCGTAGTAGACCTTATGGTTAACGCTGGTACATATAAATGCGTATTTTCCAGATAATGAAAAAAGGCTGTAAGTTCATCAATGGCAATCAATGGATTGTGGTTCGAGGAATAGAAACTGAAGCAAAAAGTCACACCATGTTTCTGGTGCCAGAATTCATAGAAAAACTTGAGCGCTTGAAGTGAAGCGGATTGCGTGGCTGATGAACGCAAAGCAAGATGGTCGATAAGATATATTAACGGATATAAAAGCGGCTGGCGCGTGTGAGTATCCATCAGTGCCCATAAACGCTGCCGTTGGTTGATATTGAGTTGTGTAAGTATGAACACGCGGCACTTAACCTTATCAATGGTGTGGATATGAACAAAGTAACCGACAAACATAACGTCCTGCAAGAAGAAGATAGAGGGGTAGGTAAGTGTATGATTAATCGTATCCTGTGGCCGGTTATGAACTAAATGACCGACGGACTAAATTTAACATAATATACATTATGCGCACCAATGGTAAGGATGGCAGAATCTGGCGGGAATCGTTGACACTGGCCGTCAACTGGCTACTATCGACAGTGATTCAAAATCATCCGTTTCTCCAAACGAATCAGAATCAAATGTCTGTCAGCAGTAAGTGAACGGCCTGACCTCACCAATCAGGCCTGTTCATCCAGTTAGTTGGTAAATCTGTACCTGATACACGAGAATCAAACACCACTTCTTCAGTGCCATCACCATGATGCCGGATAATCTGGTAACCGGATTGCGGGTTCTGGCTCTCAGCTTCATAAGCAGCCCGGAATGCTGGATCTTTGAGAAGCATCACTTTCAGCTCCTGATGTGTCATGAATTTTTCCATGATAAGCCCCGATGAATGCTGCCGCGCCGAATCAGCCATAACGCTGAAAATGGAAACTGTACGGCTTGGCCAACCCCGGACAGCAACAAAACAAGTTTTGTCACTGACCGGCGTTATCTTTCAAAACAGACAGTTAACGATTTTTTGTCTGGTGTTTATGCGTGAAATTTCGTGCGTACGAAATTCACCACCAATAAACAAACGGACGATGACTGACCGGAAAAGCAATGCCGTCAGCATCATGACCACGCATTACCTGATTGAGAAGCCTTCTGACTTCACGGCGCTCAGGCCTGGTCATCATCATATTGCGATACCAGGACGGCGATTTATCAAACCATCTGGCACAACTGGCAAAATGTGAACCTACACGACGATAAGACTTAAGGCGGCCACCGGGAAGTCGGTCACGCGCCTTATTTTTTACAGACATAATAAATCCTCTAAGTAACTGAATACCTAGAAGATGTCGTACTGTTCATACCCCATAAAAGTTAACGCCATAATAAAAATCCATACAATCAGTTCAGGTTGTCCCGGAACAGTTCACCGCTCCTCGCGGCGCTGCGGGGCGTCGCCCTGCTCCGGTCAACCTTTCTGACCTGAAGCATCACCATAATATCAGTCTTGTTGCTTTCACTGGTACGGGAACCGAAGAAGCTCCAGCCGGAACTGGCCTTACTGTCTTTCTGTTCAGCAAGGCCACCAAGTAAAATAATATCACCATCTGCAAGGCTGACTTCGGTTGTTACATCACGCTTGATAAGGGTTGGCGAGTTATTGACGCCGGTTTCAGTGGTCACAAAGTTGGAAAGCTGCTGCTGAATCTTGAGATCCATTGTCCGACTTTTGATTGATGGCGTTACGTTAAACAAAACACCGCTGGAACGATATTCAACGGATTGCGTGGTCGTATTGTTATTCACCGTAACACTGCCCAGTACTGGCACATCAGAGCCGACTGAAAAAGACGCTGAGGCATTATTTTTTACCCGTAGTCGTGGCGCACTGACAACAGTAAAACGACTGTCGGTTTTAAGCAGATTGAAAATGGCATCAATGGAGCCGGTTCGAATATTGATAAAATTATCCAGTCCGGCAGCACCAACTGAAATATTGAATTTATCAGACAGAATTTTAGCCGCTAAAAGAATGCCGGAGCCGTCAGACTGCGAGGTCTGAACCTCAAAAACATAACCAGAAACAACCACTTCATCACTCATCGTATCCAGCGAAGTGACCAGTGTTTTCAGGATGGCGATATCCTCTTTCGTACCATAATAAACCAGAATATCACCGGTTCGATTAATGTAGTTGCTTGCCCCTGATGAACCTTTTAGCGAATCGTCAGAAATCACGGCTCCACTGTTATTGAAGGAGCCTGAAACGTAGCCGCCAAGAATATCAGACAGGTAGGCAACAGAACGGTACTGAGGCGTATAAGTCCATGTATAACGTGGCTTAACCGGCTCTTTCGGCGTATAGGGCGCGATAAAATCAACACCCTTTTTCGTCCATATTCGAATGTTCATATTGCCAAGATAACGGGTTACAAATTCCCGTTCATCAATATCAGGTGTTAACCTGAATGTAATCATTCGTTCATCATTAACAAGCTGTGGATCTAGCATATACGGGACTTTAAGCACCTCACTATAAATAAGAGAAATAGCCTCCGGTAGCTTGACTTTATTTAATTCAAGCTCTGACCCTGCGAAAGCACATGAAGAAAATAGTAGCGTTAATGCGAGTAAAATCTTTTTCATTATTTTTTCCCCGTATAAAGCGTCACACGCTCACCATCAATAATTCCGCTCATCAACATCCCTTTGTAATTAAAACTGGATGCAGGAACGGCACGCAAAACACCGGCACCGTTAACAAGAATCACAAACGCCCTGCCTTCACTGGTCATTCTCCCTGATATACGCCACTCGGTTGAAAGTGGCGGTTCAGCTGGTTCTGAGGGAGTATCTGGTGCTGGAGTAGCAGCGGAAGAACGAAACATGGCCGCATCACGTACATCTGTTGTAGCCAAATCTGGCGAGGGATCGCTTCGGCCAAACGTGCTGAAAAATGAGTAAATCAGCCAGCCTGACCCGATAAACATCAATGGAAAAAGCACAAGAAAGAACCTGACTTTGCCAGAATTCCAGATGCTCTGGCGTTTATCTGTCTGCTTTTCATTACCGTTATTTCCTTCATAGCTTTTATAAAGTTCAAAAATATCAGGGTTATATTTATTGCGATAACTGGTGACGAGGTTGCTTTTATAGATTTTGTGGCCTGAATATACGTCAATGCAGTAATGATTATTCAGGCCCAACGCTTTCAGCTTGCGCATCCGGTAAGTTGTTTCTATTTTGTCTTTCAGAAAGCGAGCAATATTAGAAAGTGACTGATTTACAATAACCAAATCACAGCTAATACCCGTTTCAGGGTGCGTAAAATGACGATGTTCAGCAATAAATGATTTCTTCTCAGCCGTCATATCCTTATCGCTACCGAAGATTCGCCATGCTTCATCAATAACAATTAAATCACCAAACTGGCAAAAGCTCCCTTCCCCACCTTTAAAAGGAAAGAAATCTGCTTTAAGCACATCATCATTATCCACAACAATAATTTCTCCCGTTGCATCAGGATAACGTTCGGTGATTTTATCTTTTTGTAAACCATAAATGTTCGTCACAACTCTCCGGCCGCTGGTAAATGCAGGAATAATGACATTGCAAACGGCTTCATAACTTTTTCCTGAGCCGGGTATGCCAATATATGCAGAAATAGCCATAACTCACCCTATAACAGGAATACGTCGAATAATAAAACGAGTAGCCATTGCGGAGATAATCATACTAATCCCCTGTGGTAATTTACTCAGGTTAATGAAGTACCAGAATCCGTCTGATAAATTGGCAAACAGCGATGAGAGATTGCTTGAATCTGGCAGTAACTCAACAAGGATTTCAACGAAGCCCTGGACTACAAAATACAGCGCAAAGAATACGACGAATTTAATAATCAATGACCGGAATACAAAACCTAACAAAGTATTTAATGCACTAATCAGAATCCCAAACATAGTTGCACTCCTTTAGGCACTCAGAATAATACGGAGCGCAACAAATCCCCATATAATCAGAAAAATGGTTTCTACGGCGCTTCTGTTCTGCTCAATTAACGGACAATGGGAGTCAATTCTGTACTGGTGATTAAACACGCTGAATTCAACAACGGGGCAGGATGCTGAACGAGAGCCGATGTTAAATTCGTTTGTAAAAGGCAACAAGTTAATAATTGGCGTTAAAATATCTCTTGCCGTTGGCGTTTCTTCAAGCTCAGGCTCTTTTACACCGGGATCTTCTCCCAAATCTATATTGCCATTATTTCCAGTGTCAGACCCTGAGTTGTTATTAATGGTAATATCAATATTGACGTCAGCCCCTGCACTGTCAGATACAGGTGAAAGCATATCTAATAACGTTGGAGATAGCCTAAGTTCCGACATCGCAGAAGTTACTTCAGCCGGTGAAACCTCTTTAAACGGTAAGCCGTTATAATCGGCATTAACGGCAGCTTCAGACCACAGCTCGTTAATCATGTCGGCAAGAAGTGCTGGCGATACACTAACACTATCAAGATACTCCAGATAATCAATCATGGACTCAATATTTCCGGCCTCCAGTACTTCCGTCATGGCTTTATATTTGGTATTGGTCCAGATAGTAAGCTCACTCTTTTCATCAATATCTTTTGCGGTGTAATCCTCTTTTTCAGGAACGGCGCAAATCGTCGAATATCCACCATTTGACTGATTAGTCGTTTTACAAGGCGTGTTGTGATACTGATATTGCTTGCCTGCTGTTAAATAAGCAACGCTGTAATACATGGGAAGCCCTGCTACATTTTCATACATGGGAATACCTGCGGGAAATGAAGATGCGGCCGGGTTGCTATACAAGTGTGTAATCTCAGGTATTTCATAAAATGAGGAAGGATAAGTAAACTTATAATTCTGTTCAGTAAAGGATACATCTCCATTACTGTTGACAACTTTATTCGTCACAGTGCGTTCAAAATTCGTTAGTGTTTCAGTATAAGTACGCGAGTTATAGTCATTAAGATAATTTCTGGCAATTTCAGTTGGATTATCACCATAGTAATAAATTAGCTCTTTCGAATCCTGATAATAATAAAGCGCATTATCTGGCGTGGAATATCCTGTTTCAACACCTACAACTGGAGAACCCGCATCCACATTATTACGACTAACATGAAGGATTACCGGACTTAATTCCTGTGGTTCAAAATTAACGGTTATCGTCTTACTTTCACCACTTTGACCACTGTACGTTACTTCATATAAATTATCGGAAATCTTTTTACCGTTAGTCATTACCATTACCGAGCCGTCAGATGAACTCAAAGAAGACGGAACAAAAGATGATACAGCAGCAGCAATACCCGCCCACGTTGCAACACCGCTCATTTTGTATGATGAGGCAGCAGGCAAGTATTCGGCAGCATTAGCCGCAGCGCGGCCAACAAAAACACGGGTTGCTGTAAGCTGTGATACCGTATAAATCGCATCATTGGCAGCAAAGCGACGAACAAGCACCCGGCCAACGACTTTAGGAATAACAGCCCGCGCAGCCACTGCTGCAATTGCTGGTACAAATGAATATGAATATCGGGGAAAGGAAACCCAGAGAAAGGAAAAAATAAAGGAATAAACCGTCAGCCTCTTAGCCCAAGAATAACGACATAAGCTGAGACGATCCCCCATAAAAGGGAACCCAATTTCCATAATTCAATCTCCATAATAACCTCAAGTAAAACGGGCGATATTGCATCGCCCATGAATAATGAATTTATGCGGATTTAACGGTACGCAATACCCAGCGAACGCCAGCGACACCGGCATAAAGTGTTACCAGTGAAGCAGCAACGGCCATAATCGCAACCAGAACTGTACTGAAATCAATGCTGTTCGTCAGCGGCGATAAATCAACACCACTTGATGCCGCTCCTTCTGCAGCGAAAGTCGCGCCAGAAACAGCCATTAATGCAGGTACAGCCAGAAAACTAACGATTTTTTTAAACATAACTCTATCTCCATTACATTTTAAAGGTTCGCATTCAAGCAGTACGAACCATCTTTATTACCTGTCCCACACCTACAGAAAAAAGCCAGAGCAGCAGGACAGAGCCAAAACCTAATGTCCAGTAATTTCCCATTGCAGAATAATCAATTTGATGAAATGGTTCAGAACGTACCATTATTGCCTGACATTCTTTTGCATTGTTCGCATTACATAAATAACCTTCAATACGGTAACCATTTTCAGGAATATGATTATCAAACTGAATATCGAAACCTGATGTATCCATAATCAGCCTTTTATTTCAGTAATGCCGCCATCTGATGAAATGTTATAAGTTACTCCTTCCCTCCCCTCCATTGACCAGACGCGAACATATACAGGTATCTGGACTAACTTACCGATAAAATTATTTGCCTGATTCATTACACCGGCATTAACAAGAGCCTGAGATACACGAATAATAATCTGGTCTTGCTTAGTGCCACCAAAACCATCAGGAATCTCTAAGCCAACACCAATTTCATTATAGTATCCCTGACCATTGACCTTATTACGCTGGCGAGCACCAAGCATTTTACCTTTTACAAAAAGACCATAATTAGACATATCACTCTCCTTTAATGCCAGTTACTGGCATGTGAAATACGGTTATAATCGAAAATTAAACCTTTCTCATAAACCCATGATGGAATTTTGGCTGGTTTGGCTTCAAGAGTACGAACCAACGGAACAACGTTATTAGAATCCGGTGACTCACAATAAAAGTTAATATCTATTCCGAAAGAAAGTAATTCTTTACGGTGTCGGTAGAATGTAGGTTTCGGTAACATCTCTTTCATGTTCGCGCCCTGCTTCCACAATAAATATGTAGACTGTATTTTTCTTGGGAGATTAATTATTTTTTCATCAGTTAATATGGTATTTTGATTCATTTCTATTCTCCCTACATAGTCAGAGAATAATTTATTGGGCGTCTCAATATTCCAGCTATTACCAAGCGTAAGATTCAAATCAATTAATTCAGTTGTTCTTAATGTTAATTCAATGCGTAATTTATCTTTTGACCAGTCCAGTAAACCAGCTTTAACGAATTCGTCTGCCATCTGGTGCCCTTTTTTGCCAGATGTATGCTCATCATATTTTGAATAAAATTTCAGGCTCCAACGACGGGAGTTTTTCCCTAAGTAAACAGTGCCACCTTTACCACAGGCGCGACCGTGGCGAGTTTTAGCTTTAAATTCTGCGGCATATAACCATGCGCGGACATTTTCTAATGTTGACAATGAATACATGTAATTGATATCGATGCGCGAGATCTTAAATTGCCCTTCCATGACCTGCCGATAGGATGGTAGATCATGAGGAATATGCAGTAATGCCAATATTCTGGCGTAAGCTGTTAACACCAACCCTTGCAAATCGTCGGAACCGATAACAGAGTGACCTTGCAAAAACTTTGATGGATTACCGTCAATGTAGAGATGTGTTGCCCGACCTTCACCATCAGATCCAACAGACCTTACTTTCATTGTGGACTCATGCGAACCGCGAACTGTCAACCGTTTTACTGTTTCCCACTCCACTGCACCGTCAGCATCGACGCTGACGACACTACCAGCCGGTAACGGTCGGTGTGTGCAAGGCAGGATTCCGGTAAACCAGTCGATCATAAGTAGTCACACCCATCAAAATATGTGTCAATAGTCATTTGTGAGCAGATTGAATGGTCACAATGTAATATGCTCAGATCTGACAGTCAATACATTTGCAATGTTTAAATTGTCAGAAATGAGCATCAAATCTAACTATTGAAAAACCACTGTTAAGATGGAGCCAAGTAGATGGGCAACAATGAGCATGAAGTTATGGCGGACAAACAGAGAGCAGAACGTATCAAAAAGGTAATTCTGGAACACTCGACTTATGAAGAACTGGCCGAGAAGACTGGCATTAGCGTGAGTACGCTGGTCAGGATAGCGTCCGGCAAAACTGAACCTAAATTCAGTGACATCATTCAGATAGCTAAAATTACTGGTGCAGACTTAAACACCTTAGCTTATGGCTATGCTCTTGATGTTAAAGAAGAAGCTACCGAGCGGAAGCTAATCACTTCTGCGGATGGATATACTGATGAAGAAACCACTAACGCACATAATTTCATCGTGTGGAACATCAGGACACTGGAAAAACAAGATATTCTGGCACTCGCAAGGCAGGTTTCTGCCTTAAGTTCATACACTTACAGTACTAAAATGTTTATGAAAAAAGCGGTGTCTGGAGAAGAGTAAAAGGATTAACAGTCTCAGGAATGAGACAAACGTGCAGTATTACCAACACTGCACGTTCTTTATTGTGCGAGTTTTGAATAGCGAAAAAGGATCAAAAGGATGAGTAGAAATAACGAAACAAGCGGCGTTGAACTGGTTGTCGTGGGCGTATTTGCTTTCTGTCTGGCAGTTGTTGCCTGGCTAATGAAAACTTTCGATGTTGAATGGCAAACAGCACTGGAAACTGCGCCTGGCCTGATAGTCTGGTTGCTTGTTGTCGGTGCGGGGATCTTTTTCGGGATCAAAATGGAAACTGGTCTTGTTCGCTGGGGTGCTCCACTTGCGATCGCCCTTCTGATTCCGGTATTCAAACCAATTCTTAAGGAAGCAGCCGGAGTTCGTGAAATGGGCGGGTTAGTTTTCGATGATATGGTTTCGTGGTACGGAACTGGCTGGGGAATGTCGCTGATGTTCTTCGGGATTCTTATCGTCGGATACGGCCTACTTTATTGGTGGCACAGAAGAAAGTCATATTACTGGTAACTCCGCCGCGGGAAACCACGGTAAAGTTCGGGTGTCACTGAACCCCGAACCGCAAGCGGTTAAATAGCAATCAACTATAGAGAGTAAGTCAAAACATATAAGGGTTAAATAATGACAGTATCTCTTGGCGATGTGTTTGGTGGTTTGGCGTTTTTTCTCTCAATCTATGCAACAATTAAAACCGTAAAGTTCAATGAAAGACAAAAAGCGTTAATAGAAGCGCAAGAAAGGTTAACGAATCTCCAACTTACTAAAGAAAAAAATGAGTTGGAAAGTTCAAAGAAAGCTGATATTAGTGCAAGCATGGTCTCTGTAGGAAATAGAGAATATAAACTAAGAGTTATTAATAAAGGGAAGGTTTCTGCGAAAAATGTAAGAATAGAATTTCCCGATAATAATTCACCAGTATCAATGAGTGACGTTAAAAGCAAATTTCCGCTTGAGTATCTCGCGACAGATCAACCAGTCGATCTCATTGCGTCAGGAGAGTTAGGTCGAGCAAGGAAATTTACTGTAAGACTAATGTGGGATGACGATTTCAAGGATGATAATGAAATTGTTTTACATATAACATATTGATTTAAATACACTTTATATCGAAGCAAAACAAGTAGAGGAGTAAGGATGAAAAATCAACTTTATAGCCGTCAAGGAATATACGACATAATCAGAAGCCACTATTTAAGAAACTTTCCATATACGATTGAATTTGAAGCGCTTAATGCAATAAATGAACACATTAGCCTTATAATTGATAGCGCATCAATACAAAAAAATGAAAGTGGTGAGTACGTATTTATCAATAATAATCCTAATATGGAAGTTGATGACCCATTTGAAAGCACAGAGAGAAATCTTGCTGCTTATCTATCAAAGTCTAGTGGTGTTGAAGCGTTATTCCAAGATGTGAACGCATTACAAAAATGGTTGCTCCAATATGGATTTATCCATGGTGGTATAGCGACTGAAAAAATGCTGGTTACGAATAAACTATAA